CTGCTTTTAATCTAGTAGTGGCAAAAAAGAAATATTTACCTGCTTGTCCAGATGGAACTGTAAATCTACTACTAGCAAAAGCTGAATCGGTATCAAACACCTCTGTATCAAAAGTAGCTTTTGTCCAAGCACCATCAGAGACTGATTGATCCGATGTTTTAGTTACAAAAAAAGCTGGAGTGTTAGCAGATTTTAAATAACTATAATCTACTCTCTTTAATGTTCCAGCATCAGAGATTAAAAGCTCATCTGTATCTGCTGGTGTTGCACCTAAAGCAGTTTTTCCAGAAATTAAACTATCTGCAATTTGAGCTGATCCAACAGATGCGTTTGGTGGATTAACAGTTTGTAAAGCTCTGCCAAGATAAACTGCATACATTACATCACCAGATGCTGTTGCACTAGATAGTGTAAGTGTAGTACCAGAAGCTGTGTATGCTTTTCCAGAGCCTGGCTGTTGTACTACTCCATTAATAACAAGTCTAATATCATTCTCATTAGCTACTGCATGAGATAAAGTATAACTAGCTGTAGCCGAAACTGTAAAGGTTTCAGTTAAAAAACTTGCGTAATTTTCAGCTGGTGTGTTTCCTATATACATTTATAAATCCTATGTTATTTCCATTACTGATAACGTACCTGAAAGTTTATCAGCTACTGAACAATCAATTTGTATTTTATCTCCAGCTTCTAAAATAACTTTTGAGCCAGATAAAATCTCAAGTGAACTGCCTGACGGAATACTCACATCTTTAACTAACATTGATGTTCCATTAGCCACATTGTTAGCACCACCTCTATTTGATGTTGTAGAAACTAACTCTACTTCTGTTGTTACAGCAGTTGTATGTATGTTAGCAAGTATAAGACCAAGAACTACAGTAGTTGTACTTCCTGCTGCTGTATACATAACATAGGGAGTCCCAGCACTAGCTGGCTCTGCTGCAAAATTTATTGCCTTAAACGTATTTGCCATTTCTTATTTTCTCCTTATTATTATTAATTTAACCCAATGCAATTGCTAAAGCTGTGGGATCGTCTGTTGAAAATCCTTGTGCTGACATTAGGGTTACTACTCTTGATAAAGCTGCTTTCCTGTTTGTACCACCAGCACCATCATCTACTACAATTAGATCAGATGTGGTCAAGTCTGCACCAATATCAGTTGCTCCATCAATATTTAAAGCTGATACTGAAACTTTATTAGCTGTGCCAATCGTACCTAATTTTGAATCTGCAATACTATTAATTGCAAGAGTAATATTTCCACTAGATGTAACTGGTGTGCTACCCACAGTAAATTCTCCAGCACCACTATCGGCTATGCCAACAGAGGTTACTGTTCCTGTGTTACTAGGTGTAATTACAGTATAAGTAATTGAAGTTGAGCCAACTGATCCTGTATTATCGGTAGTACATAAAAATATTTTATTATCGTTTGTAGAGCCTTGATTAACTACAACCATTCCACCAGATAGTTCAGCAATACTATCATGCTCTGGGTCTCTTGAAGCAGCACCACTTGAAACTGCTAAATATAAACCATTCTCACTAGCTGTACTTTGATCTTTAACTAAAACTCTATCACCAGCTACCAATGTTACTCCATCTATGGAATCTCCAGCCTCTAGGCCATTTGATAAATTTACATTTGCTGTAGTTGCACATTCTGCAATCGTTCTAGTTCTTAATCCAGCTACAGCTTGATCTACATAATTTTTAGTAGCAGCATCCGATGTACCTGATGGTGAGCCTAACCCTGTAATACTTCCACCTGATATTGAAACATTACTAGATGCTTGAGTTGAGATAGAGCCTAATCCTAAAGAAGTTCTAGCAGTAGCACCACTCTCTGTTACAAAGTTTGATCCATCACCTACGATAAAATTACTATCGGTTGGTGTTAAGCCTGCAATATCAGTTAGTTGAGCATCGGTATTTTGTTTGCCATCAATTTGAGTTTGAATTGCACTTGAAACACCATCAAGATAACCAAGTTCAGTTGTAGTAACATCACTAACTTCAACTTTTCCACTTCCATTAGACTGTAAAGCCCTTGAAGCAGTTAAGTCAGAAGATGCTATAGTTGTTGCACCCCCAGTTAATGTTGCTTGTTTTGAATCTATTTGTGTTTGTACTGCGCTTGTAACTCCATCTAAATAACCTAATTCTGTTGATGTAACATCACTAACAGCAATTTTTTGAGAGCCATTAGATATTACTGCTCTACTAGCAGTTAAAGATTCTGTGTCAATTGTAGAAGCACTTCCTGTAATAGTAGCTTGTTTAGAATCTAGTTGAGTTTGGATAGCACTTGAAACTCCATTTAAATATTGAAATTCAGTATCGGAAATAGTTCCATCTGCTAATTTAGTAGCACTAATCCCTGTTGGTATAGAGTTATTAGTTTTAGATAAAGCACCAATATAAACTGTAGTAATAGCCTCATTGGATAATGAGCCACTATCCCATGTTACATTTACAGTAGTGTTTGTAGAAAAAGATGAACTTGAAATTGTTCCATAAATAGTACCAGGAGTAGATGCCGTTAATTTAATTCGTCTCCCAGCATGATAGACGCTAGTTACATCAACACCAGCAATCGTAAATGAAGTTCCTGATGCGTAAGCGTAAGTTACACTAGCATCACCATCACCGTACTCAAACCACTGTGAGTCATTTGCCCAATCTCTAGTATTCTTCATTAATGCCCGCAGGGCATTATTTAAGTTACTGGGAAGCATCCCCTCATCAACATCAATCCCATTTAATGAAGTGTTGTTTGCTTGTGTAGTTGAATAATCTTTAATATTTGTTGTCATGTTTCTCCTAATTCATAAACCAACTAAAAGCTTTATCGCTTTCTGTGTTGTTTTTATTTATTAATGTATTTACAGCTTCTTCTACTTGTCTTTGAAAAAACTCTTGTGTTTCAATAGAATATCTTATGTTATCTATATCAATCTTATCACTCATTATCTTGTTCCACCTTGACTAGCAGTTAGATCAATTCCTTGTGCATTTGTCCAAATAGACTCTGCTGGTATTTTTATATTTGCTCTAAAATATCTACCACTTTGTCTTACTGGTGCGATACCAGTTGTATTCATTGTACTTGAAGATGAACTTGTAACTGTATCTGCAAGTTTATCTCTAGTTTTAACAACTACATTAGATGAAGTGTCAACCAATGGTCTAACCCCTGTAATGTTTGCTCTTAAACCAGGAAACAATTCTGTTTCTTTAGTTTCAATCTCTGCCTCTAAAGTTTTTCCACTAAAGATCGCAGCTTTAAAATTTTCATCTATTGCACCAAGATATAAGTGTCCTGTTGTCCAAAATGCTGTGTCCAATGAAATATTTATATCTTCTAAATTTTCACTTATAATATCCATTAACTCAACTGTGTTAGCCACTACGAATTGTTTAAAGATTTGTGATGCTTTAACTTTGGCTATTGACCACTTTTGAGTTACATAGTTGTATATCAATAATTTATCACAAACCCCTGTAGTGTTTGGATTATCTTTACTTGGATATAACCAAATCGCTAAAGTATTAAATGGATCAACCGCAGCTGTAATTCTATCTGTGTAAGCTTTGTTTAAATCACCATCAAAAAATCTATTTACTTTTTCTGCTCCAATAGGCAACACTTGGTCTCCATTAATTTGAAAAAAACCATCTGATGCGTAAAAGAAAACTTGTCTATTGTCTTGGCAAACAGTTTGGCCATAAACAGCCCCTCTGTTCGGAGAGATTACACTAAACCTGAAAACAACATTTCCACCCACAAAGTCCATACGAATAATTTGATCTTCTCTAAAAACATAACCAACTTCACCAGAAGTTATCGCTACAACTTGACCACCAGAGCCTGGTAAGTCTTGAGTATCGGATGAACTAACCCCTGCCTCCCAAGTTGATAAATCGTTTATCCCTGACCATGCCACTCTATTCTTTGCATTTTCAATATTACCTGAAACAAAGAAATCCCTAATCACACCTGAAACTTTAAATTTAGCTGGTACTGTTCCTGATCCACTAGAGGTTACTAAAGATTGTAGTGTTGCAAAGTTAGTTGAAGTTCCCATTAAATAATACATGGGAGGATTAACTCCATTACTAGCAACTACATATTGGCCAAATTGAGTAAATGTAAAAAAATCTGTATCTCCACCACTAACAGTACATGATCCTTTTACACTTGCAAAAGTACCACTTGTTAATTTGTAAATATTTGTTTTAGTTCCAACAAAAGTAAATACTGTGTTCGTATTATCTCTAAATGATCCTGCACCTTTTGCATTTTGTGTTACATTAGATGCACCACTATAAGCCACAAGGCCTTTAACTGGCTTGTAACTTGATTGTGCATGATACACATTAGTTGCTACGGTTGAGCCAGGGTTTAAATGATCTGGTTGATCAGGTAACCATTCTCCAAAAGGTAGTTGCATAATTAAGCCGAATTAGTTGTTGATGTATAACTAGATTTAAAAGGTGATGCGATTGTATCTTCACCTCTCATTTGTAGAGGCGATCCACTAAATTGATCTTCTCTATCGTTTTGTTCTAATCTTTCTAAACTTGTAGCGTACATTTGTTGCCATGTTTGAACTTGTTGAGGATTAATACCTCCTAAAAAATTCGCAGCATGAAAAAGTGATCCATATAAATAAATAGATGGATGGTAAGTTAAAATATAGCTTGTTGTATTAGTTGAACTCAAAGCATCAAAACTTTTATAATAATTCACATAAGCTGTGTAATCACTATCAGGTTTTGGCATAAATCTAAAAGTATCACCAAGTATTGTGTAAGATGATGGAACTCCTGTAGTAGATGTGCCTTTTACTTGATCCATTTGAGAGGGAGTCATGTATCTTAAAGGGTGTTTTGTACTCCCACTTAAAATATACATATCTCTAACTTGTAAAAAACCAGTTGGTAAAGCCTCCGTTTCACTATCAATAGTAAAACTAGCTTGAGTAACCATTTTTCTTATTCTTAATTTTGAATTTAGATCAGCTTCTGTTAATTTGATAAAATCATCAGATATTTCTGATGTTAAATCACTTCTATTTAACCAATTCGCAATCGCTGTTTTTAATTCTGTGTAATTACTTAATGCCATTAAAATCTTCCTGGTGCTGTTCTAAAATATCTATAATCAGAACTATTTAATTTTTCTTTTAAAATTTTTGTTTGAACATCTTTTGGTAGAGCAAACCAATTTCCATTGTTTTGATCTCCATTATATTCTTTAGCCCAAATCTCTAAAATAATTGTAGGTATAGATGCTACTCTTTTTAAACCTTTGTCTGGCGAATAACCATCATTTTGAGTGTAAAGTTTTTTATTATTTTCTAAAATTGGTTGATGATTAATTGTTCTTTCTTGGATAACA